CGCATACATTCATCGTGTGCCTACTCCCGGCAAGAACGGACACAGCGTGGTTTCATGACTACTGCCGCCGTGGGTATGTTCAGTTCATCCGTGGGCGGCTCAAGTTTGGTAGAAGCAAGAACTCAGCACCGTTCCCGTCTATGCTCGTTTTCTTCAACAAAGACATTTTCTAATAGAACGCAAAAAGAGCCAGAAGCAATTACGCCTCTGGCTCTATTCTTTTGCGTGATTTCTCATGCGCTGATGATATTCACATGACGGGCAATCGCCTGTTCCATCTGCTCATCGCTCACGCCGATGTAGCGCCGGGTTACCATCGGACTGCTGTGTTGCAAAAGCCTCTGGACAAGCACGATGTCGTGACCGTTGTCGTTGTAGATGCTCGTTGCATACCATTTGCGAAAGCTGTGTGTGCTGATGTTCTCATAGCCAAGGTGATCGCACACCAGCTTGAGATGGTGTTGGACTTGTCTCACGCTGATGGGGAACAGAAGGTCGGTGTCCGCGATCTTGTGCGTGTCTGCGTACTGTCTCAGGAAGCCGTAGACCTCATCGGGGACGGTGAACCGCCTCTGCTTCCCGGTCTTCTCCTCGGTGATGTTCAGCCTCCAGCGGTTGCCATCACGGAGGAAGTCTGCCATGTGGAGACGCAGAATATCTCCAACTCTCATCCCCAGATTCGCCTCGGCTGTGAGGATCGCCGCCACTCTGGGGTTAGGGCGGCTGTCCCCAAAGCCATGCAGAAGGTTCTGGATGATGGTTCTGTACTGCGTATCTGTCAATGCTACCATGTCAATCATCCCTCTCAAAGTCGATGTGCAGAAAGCCGTCAGGAGCGGCGAAGATGTACTTGATCTCTGCATAGTCCCACAGATGCAGACCGTTGTTGTTGATGTCCTCAGTGCCGCTCACGGTGTCCTCATACAGAATCTCGCCGTCCTTGCTCCACATGGTGAGTTTGACATCTCCCTGTATGGTGCTGTGGCTTCTCATGTATCCAAAGTTCATGCTGATTCTCCTTTCAGTGAATCGTGTTTCAGTTAAGCGGCAAGCTCTTTCGCCGCAGAAGTCTTGATATACTGTGCCTTTGCCATCTTGCTCTCAGCGGTGTGTATCTGCTTCTCAAGGGCAAGGCACTTCTTGTCCCACTGGTAATACCGGGTAGAACCATACACGCAAGCATCGCGCTCAGTCTCTGCGTGTTCGATGTGTTCGCGCAGTCGCTCGATCTGCTGGGCTTGGAACTCGATCTCGCCCTCGGCTACTGCCATGCGCTCCTCCAGATCGGCAAGCCGCTTCTCATGCTTCGCAAGCTGTGCCGCCTGTTTCTCCTGTTCCTTTGCCAGCTTCTCCTGTTCTCTCGCCTGTCTCATCTGCTCACGCTCCAGAGCAATGAGCCGCTGGGTTTCGATCTTTGCCTCTGCCTGACGCTGTTTCCATTCAGCAGTCATCCGCGCAAGTTCCGCAGACCGTGCCGCCTGTTCTCTGCGCTGGCGTTCAATCTCTTTCTGACGCGCCGCTTCCTTCGTTGCTCTGACCAGCGCAGAAAGCGCCCAGAGGCCGAATGCGATGATAAGTAACGCCATGTTTACACCTCCTCGCAAGGGGTGACCTGCTCCATGAGTTCGTCCACGCTCACACCCCACTCATTGGACAGGCGCAGGATCTCGGACTCGGTGACGATGGTGTCCTCGGTGGTTTCACTGCCCCATGCTGACAGAAATTCGGGCTTGATGTTGTAGGCTTTCATTTTTCGTTTTCCTCCTTGTGGTTGTTGATGTACTCTCTGAGCGCTGCCTTGATGACTTCGCCCCTTACTTTTCCTTCCAGAAAGTCGATGATGTCTTGGTCGTTGCGCTTGCCATTGACTTCGCGGAACAGCTTGAACCCCACGAAAACCATGTTGTCCTTGTCCCACTTCTTTTTAGCTTCAGAATCTGCCATTGTCATTGTAGTTCCTTTCTCTAGGTTTAACCCATTATATCACGAAGGTTAAACCCTTGTCAACATCTTTTCCACTTTTCTCTGACCCTTCGCCCATCCCCTGTGTGCAGAAGGTGGGCTGGGACGCACTAGGCTTAACAGCTATTTATACTCGCCTAGTCGAGTTCCAGCTTGCGGACAATCTTCACGCCGTAGAAACCCGATGACGGAGCGCAGTAGAGTCTGCCGCTCTGCGTATCGAGAGTGTAGAACACTTTTCGCCCTTCAATGATGACATTAACAACGGTAGCTTTCCACAAGCCATCCACGAACGTGTCACCAGCCTGGACCGTGAATCTGCTTTCCTTATCCAAGTACTCACAGCAAGCCAATTTCTTCGTGTGTCTTCCTTTATTTGCTTTAACCATGATAATTCTCCTTTCAGTTTGTCAGTTGTTGAGCAACTGCCCAAACGCACGGCAGAAGGTCATGCGCTTGGAATATGCTCACCACACTTGACCGCCAAGGTAGTAGAGACAACTGTGCAGATCAGCACACTTGGCTTCAATGCGCTTATGTTCTGAACAGCCGTAACCGCACTCACGGAGTCCCCATGTGTGGCGGTAAATCCAGTACGGATTGCGCTTGTTATCTTCGTGATACACGATAGAAAACTTGCGACCGCCGTCTTCCAGCTTCAGAACTTGCCTGGTTTTAGCCATTGTAATATTCTCCTTTCCATATTTCGGTTGTCTTGGCAACCGTGTATACCCACAGAAGCCTGTGGGCATAGGCTGTTGTCAAGCTTCGCACCACTCTTTGTATGTAGTGCTTGTGTAGTGCATGACGATTTCAACTGGATTTACTACTGGGCATTCATCGAGCAGAAGACGGCATCCTCTGTTCGTGAGTTCCTTGTGGATTTTGTCGAGCGTTTCCAGGTTGTCGGAGCAGTACTCTTCCTTGCAATCCACCATCAGAACCACAGGCTTTGTCGTTGCTCCGTAGCCTGTGAAGTATCCAGCCCACAGGCTTTTTTTGAGTCTAGTCGAAAGCTTCATTGTGATAATCCACCTTTCAAAATTTCGTGATGCAGAAAGCATCCGTGAAAGCACACAAAGCAGAAACCTTGTGCGCTTTGGCTGATGTTTTCAAGCTTCAAATTCTTCAATGGCGTAATTCAAGAACTCCTCAAGGGCGTTGTACGACTGAGCGCAATTGGGCAGAACCAGGACACGATCCCCATATCCAATTGTAATTGGGTGCTTTTCTTCAAACGCCGCCCACTCCTCGTCCGTCCCATTATCAGGGAACGAAGAATGAAGAGAACCGAGCAGAAGCCGCAGATTTGGGGAGATAGAATCCCAGTCTTTTCTAGTATCGATAACCATTGATAATTCCTCTTTTCAAGTTAGATTTGGACTTAATGTCCGTGTATACCAACAAGCGCAGAACGGCTTGTTGGCATAGGCTGGCATTAAATCAGGAATCCAAAGCACCGCTGTCCATGAGATTTTGCAGAACATTCCACAGAACACGCCAATAATTGGCGTTGTATTCGTTCTGAGCTGCTGCCTTTACATAGAACAGGGCATCGTCTATGTCATCACGCAGAAGACGGAATTCCTTGTCGGACAGGCTCATAGACGAGCGCAGAAGCTTCTCTGCAATTTCCTGTGTGTAGTATTCTTCGCTTCCTGAGCGCAGATACTTGTGCATATCCTTTGCTTCAATCATTGCTATAATTCTCCTTTTCCATGTTTTTGGACTTCAAAATGCCCATATATACCGACAGGCTGCGGAGTCTGTCGGCATAGGTTGACATTTTGCAGAACGCTCATTTTTCGGTCAGGACTTCACGCCATATCCAAACATCGGAAGCCATTTCCTCAAGGCTCAAGTGGAACGGATAGAAGTCCGGCACGGCGTTATAAAGGTCATCATCGTTGTCGCAGAGTTCGCAGATTACATTCATTGCGTCATAAATTTTCTGCATCTCAGCAAGGGCTTTTTCCTTTACTTCCTTTTTCATTGTTTTAACTCCTTTTCCTTTTCAAGTTTAGATTACCTAAGTAATCGTTATTGCCTACCATGTTTTGGCATGATAGGCAATTGCCATTACTTAAGCTGTTCAGAAATGGCTTTTTCAGTCGTTGCATTGTAGCAACGGTGGCAAGTGGCACAGCAACGCGCCCCGCAATTAATGTTGATGCCTTCGGCGGCAATTGTGGCTTTGTCGTACACGGTAAAGACTTTATCGACATATTCAGTACTTGCCTCTTTTGCGTGGTTTAGCTTTTCGCTAGATTCAACCATGACCACGTTTTTTGGCTTGCCTACAATGTCGAACGCCTTTTTAATAATAGCCATGTTCTTAGACCACCAGGCGAACTGAACATTAGGATTCACTTTGCAGATGTTTGCATAGTTAATAGCCTGATTAACATTTGCGACATCGCCAAAGGATTCGATCCTAACGATTGCCACGTTGCAAAACACAGGAAGCATATCTAGAGGAAGAACGCTTTCCGTCAGCAAGTAGTAATTGCTTTCGGCATTCCGTCCGGCTGCCTTGTATCTGCTCAGTGTAGCCTCTGCAAAGCAATGAGCGCAGATGCTTTCACCGTCTGCCATGCGCTTTTGGCAAATGGGATTCACAAGGCAGGAAGTAGAGATGCTAGGAATTCCAGACATCTTACCGCTCATGTAATCAGACACGCACACAGGGCTATAATTAACGGCGTACTTGCTTTTCTTCATTGCGTACTCTTTACCGTTCACGATAACAGTTTTCTTAGACATTTTCTTTTTCCCCTTTTCAATTAGTTATTCAAGCGTTAAACGCTTGTCTATATGTCTAGCTGTCTGATCTCAAGCTAGGCACATAAACAAGCGCACAAGCCGTTTTTTAGGCGGCTTGTGGCTTGCCTTGAAAAGTGGAAAAGAGAATTATCACATTATTACTTGCGTTTTCTTGGCTTTTGTAGATTAGCTATATTCAGCATAATCAAGCTTGTATACAAGCTTTATTTCACCTAGATACTAGCAAATAGCAAGTTTTCAAAGCATTGCTTGCTTGCCTTTATTCAATTATCAATGTACAAAGGGCTTTGCTACGCTTGGGGCTTGTCTAGGGGCTTTGCCACCGCCGTAGCCTCTCGGCTCGGCTCGGGTTTAACCCCTCTTGACGATGCCATAATAGCATAGGGTTTTACCCTTGTCAACAGCTTTTTCGTCATTTTCATTGGTTTAACCCTTATTCTATGTTTTGCACAAATCCAGCCACTCCAATTTGTACAATGTGCCAGGGTCTTCCGTCTGCGTGGCTTGCCTTGTCTCTGCGTCCGGCATCCTGTGTTCTATCCTAGCCTTTCATTATTTGCCACATTTTTGCCGCCTACGGCGTTTTATGGCTTTAGCCTTGTCTTTATATGGTTCGGCATATCGTGCGTTGTAGGGGCGTTATTTTGCGTTGTACGGCGTTCATATGCTTTCTGCTATTTGGTAGGGGATAGGATTGTTAACACTTTGTAACTATATCTAATATGGCAGATTAGATGCAATGATATGAAAGACTAGATTATGTTGTGTTGGAGAGTAGTAACCCCGGCACGTTCACCGCAAACGAAATTGGTCAACCAATTAGCTATTAGCACTCTCATCCAGGCAGTGCTAACTTGCTACAATTTGGTTACAAAATAGCTGGGTATACAATCTGTAATTAGATTTCTTTTACACAATCAAGATAATGTCAAAATAATGGTGGTTTTCGGCGTTGTGAATGTCGCATAACTTAGATTAAACGATATTCGGCTGTCTGCAGCCTATACAGGATGTAATCTCTGGCTGCATCAACCTGCCCCAGGGGTATATTAAAGGCGATCAGAGGGGCGGGGTTACCCTCCCAAATATCCGAAAATTCAAAAAAGCCTTCGTTTTGACAACGCACCCGGGCGTATCACGAAAAAACCTGCGGATTTGGAAAGTGCCAACCCATTGATTCCGCAAAAAGTGAGGAATACCAACGGTTTGCGGGTCGTTGGAATCAATGGAATCAGTATTTCCTATAAACTTTCCCACGAATTTTCTGTAGACTTATATAGGTTTTCATTGATTCCATTGATTCCAGTGTTAATTTTATGAACTTATAGGATATAAAATATATAGTAAAATAGATAAAAAAGTAAATATAAGAATAATTTTGCGGAATCAGTGCCGGAATCAGTGCGGAATCAATGGAATCAATGTAACAATTTGTTCATAAAGTTCATGGTTTGTTCATAATTATTTTTGTAAAGGTTTGAGCAATGAAGGGGGAGCGGGTATATGAGATAATGTAGGGGAGATAGGAAAGGAGGTTAGGGGATGAAGAAGATCCCGACCTTGTTTGAGAGAGAGTATGGTGATGACGGACGGGTTGTGGCGGTGAAGCCGGAGGTACGGCACGGCTGCGAGTGGGTACTGGACGGAGACGGTGTGGCAACGGAGAAGGTTGACGGGGCGGCGTGTGCGATCATCAACGGGGCGCCGTGGCGTAGGTATGACGCGAAGCGCGGCAAGGCCGCTCCCGCCGGGGCGATACCGTGCCAGCCAAAGCCCGACCCAATAACCGGGCATTGGCCTCACTGGGTCAAGGTTGATCCGGCATCGAAGGGTGACAAGTGGTTCATCCGCGCATATGAGAACACGCCGTGGTGTCGAGAGGACGGAACGTATGAGGCGGTTGGGGTGCATTTCCAGAACAACCCCTACGGCTTGGACGATGACTTCCTGGAGCGGCACGGGAGAATTAAGATTAATGATTGCCCGCGCACGTTCGATGGTATCCGCGAGTGGCTGCGGGTGCATGAGGTAGAGGGCATCGTGTGGTGGAAGGATGGAGAGCCGAAGTGCAAGATCAAACGCAAGGACTTCGGGTTCAAGTGGCCTGTGAGGGAAGAGCGATGAAGAAGCCTGTGGTAGACAACTGGCACGTTTATGGGTTGTATGAGAGCATCAGGGGCGCAAAGTTCCCGATGGCGGTGGATGTGGGCAAGCTGAACAGCAATCTGACACCCGGCATCAAGGCTCTCGCGCAATCAGGAGCTGGCGAGGGGCATGACCAATGGCTCACTGGCGTTATCGTGCAGTTTGACCTCACGTTCACGGTAAAAGCCTGGACGGAGGCGCAGAGGTATCACTTCCTCGACTTCGTATCGAGCCAGAGTACGATGCACAGGATAACTCGGTTCGACCTGGACAATGCGTATGACGCGCACACAGACCCGCGATGCATCGCCGTGGTCAAGGAACTGGTCGAGGAGTACAATGCGAACCCAAGCGCGGACGGCTATCTGCGCGTACTGATGTCGAATCCGTGCGGGATACGTCTGACGGCAAGGATGACTACGAACTATAGGCAGTTGAAGACCATTTATAGGCAAAGAAAAGTCCATCGGCTACCCGAATGGCGGGAATTTTGCCGATGGATCGAGACGCTGCCGATGAGCGAATTGATAGTTGGCGATGATACATGAGGGAGGAAAGCTGATGAGGTATTTTTACGCTGTGGCGCAAACGATGTTTATTGTATTTGCAATCGTAAACTTAGCAAAAGGCAATGTCATGAATTATGACTTTTTGATTCTGTCGTTCCTGATGGCGATTCTGCGGAAGTTGGAGGAAGACGATGTATGAAGAGTTAATAGCGCATTTGCGAGAGTGCGCGAAACTTGACATAAGCAACAACACGTACACGGAAGCCGCAGATGCCATTGAGGAACTGCAAGCGCAGTTGATGTATTCCAACGATGTGGCAAAGGCAATTGCCGAGAAAGTTCCGAGGTGGATTCCTGTGACGGAGAGGTTGCCTTGCCTTACTACTCCTGTGCTTGCCACAGACGGAATCGAAGTAGACATATCGTGGATGTATGGAGTGCCGCCGAGGTGGATAACCAGCTTTACGGCAATAGATGAGGACAAGCTTACACACTGGATGCCGTTGCCGCAAACGCCGAAAGGAAAATGAGCATGGGAATTTGGTACAAACCGCAAGAATATTTCAAGAAATTCTTTAGACGGAAGAAAGATTTGCGAGAAGTCTGCCGGGATAAATACGGGGACGATTTCGTAGAGATGTATGACATGGTGAATAACGGGATTCCTATCGGCAACTTAAGAGAAACGCAAATCTTCCTCGCAATGGTCAAGGCGGCAGAGGAGGGCGAGTGATGAGTGAAGATTGTCCGCATTGCGTTTTTGAGAAAACTGAAGCTAACTGCCGGGGGTGCTTTGAGGGGAGTCATTATAAGCCGAAACCCATCACCAACGCCGACCGAATCCGTAGCATGACGGACGAGGAACTGGCTGAGTTGTGGTGGGAGCGTGTGGACTGCGGAAAATGCCCGGTACATAGAGATTGCAGGATGACCGGGCAAGAGTGCAAGGAACTGGCGCTCGACTGGCTGAAGCAGGAGGTGTCTACTAACGGCTGATTACACAGACAAGCCTTACGCACAGTGGATTGAAGACACGATCCAACAGCTGTTTGATGTAGATCCCGTTGCTATCGCTATGGAGATGCGGGACGATAAAGGCCAGACTTACACTTGCTACTGGGATTGTAGCCGTGATGACCGCGCTTGCATGATAGGGGCGATGCAAGACGATGATATGCTTGAATTCCTTACTGTGAACAAGGATGCCATAGCAGAGATTCTAAATGGAGAGGAGGATGACGAAGACGGATTATGTGAACCTGATTCAGAAGTTGATAGCACGGGATGACCCCTATGCACTGAGCGATGCGTTCGACCTCTGCCGGGAACTGGAGATGGAGGGCGCGGTTCGGGTCGAGGGAACAGGCAAGCGCGACTACGGCACGACCGTCTACGATGACGATAACTTCACACGCGCACATGAGTTCAACAAGCAACTGCGAGTGGCAGCGAACAAGATGGTTAGGGACGGCGTTGATGCCGATAACATGATTGATCTGTACTACAAGTCCCATCTGTTTGACGCTCCGCACTTCTTCGATAGCTTTTGTCTCTACATCGAGAAAGACAGAGCGCCGGAGAAACAATTCTATCTTCCGAGACGCAAGCAGTTACTCAGGTGCGTACAAGGCATCCAAGACCTTGAGGACGGCAAGCTCCACACGCTTGGCATCAGCCTCGCCCCTGGCGTTGGCAAGACAACGATTGCAGAGTTCGGGCTTGCGTGGACATCGGGTCGCAATCCGTTCTTGAGCAACCTTGTCGGTTCGCACAACAACTCGTTTCTCGCTGGCGTGTACGGAGAGATGCTGCGTATCTTTGACCCAATCGGTGAGTACAAGTGGGGCGATGTGTTTCCAGGCTTGTCCGTCATCGCAACGAACGCGAAGGATCTTATGATAGGGCTTGGGTATAGCAAGTCCGATGACATGAGGTTTAAGACGCTACAGATGGGCGGCTCACTCGGAAGCCAGCTTGCGGGTCGCGTACGCGCATCCAACTGGCTCTATCTGGACGATCCTGTTCCCGGCATCGAGGTCGCAATGAATAGGGAGCAGTTGGACAAGTTGTGGCAGACAGTGAACACCGACTTCTTCCAGAGGGCTATCGGCAACAGAGTTAAACGGCTCGTCATCGGGACTCGGTGGAGTATCACAGATCCGATAGGTAGGTTGGAAGACTATTACGCAGATGATCCGAATGCGCGGTTCATCCGTGAGCCAGCCTTGGATGAGAATGACGAGAGCCGCTTCGATTATCCGTATGGCTTGGGATACACAACGGAATCTCTGCTCAAGCAGCGGGACATGATGGACGAACCCAGTTTCCTCGCTATATATCAGCAGATGCCGATAGAGAGAGAGGGTCAATTGTACGCGCCGTCTGAACTGCGTAGGTTCTTCGACCTTCCTGACAAAGAGCCGGATGCCATCCTCGCTATCTGCGATACCAAGGAACAGGGCGCTGACTACTGTGTATGTCCTGTGTTCTATCAGTACGGCAATGACTTTTATCTCGTCTCTATCATCTGCGATAACGGTAAGGTAGAGATAGTCCAGGAGCGTGTCGCAAAGCTTCTCGTTGATAAGAAAGTCAAGATGTGCCGCATTGAGTCCAACCGTGGCGGCACTATCTTCGCACAAAACATCGAGAAGCGCGTGAAGGAACTGGGCGGCATGACGAGCATTACGACCAAGTGGACGCAGACGAACAAGGAGACTCGCATCCAAGTGAACAGTGCGATGGTCAAGGAACACGTTCTGTTCAAGGACGAGAGCCTCTACGCACAGGACAGAGAGTACCGAGACGCGATGACGCAGCTCACGACATACTCCATGATGGGCAAGAACCCTCACGATGATGTACCAGATGCCCTCGCAATGTTCGTAGATTGGCAGATGTCTGATCGCGCAAACATCGCAGTCATCATGAAGCGCCCGTTCTGATTACTACACCTTTACCTATTGAAGCTATAGGGAAATGTGGTATAAAGAAGTATGAAGAGTTCTTCATTTGCGGGGGATTTCGCCGGGAAAGCCGGACACCGACCGTGGCGAGGGAGCGGCTTAGAGCTACAAAGCCGTAAGGATCTCGCCTAAAGAAACTACCACGGGTCTTTCTTCCTTTCGCCCGTGAGTGCCTAAAGAGTAGAGCGGGTGACACCGCAAAACGCGCATGGAGTGGCAACCTAAACGCGACTCACCTCTTGCCCTGTCGTGAGGATAATAAAACTCAGGGCATATAGCGGGGAGAAGAAGTCTTCCATCTGGCCTCATAAGCCAGACTCCGTAGGGGCAGTACCTACCTCCGCTACCAGCCAGACATAATCGAACTCTCTAAACGCTATATGCCGCCCAAGCGTTGACACAGATGGTCTATATGGCTGTCTGTGGTTAGGAGGGCGAGCTTCATAGACGATTGGTGTAATGGAAGCACACAAGGCTTTGAACCTTGGGGCGGTGGATCGAAACCATCATTGTCTGCCAATATGTCGGACATAGCGTCCGAGGGATGACACCGCAGCATATGTAGGGGTGGGGCAGTTGCGGATGGATAACGCATGAAAGCAATCAGAGCAGACTTATCTGCCGATTACAAGCAAATAGAGTTACTCGTCCTTGCCGACTACCATTACGCTGACCCGCACTCGGATCACGATGCTATTCGCAAGGACATTGATTATGTAAACACGCATGAGAATGCGTACTGCGTGTTGGCTGGTGACCTTCTCGACTGCGCGTTGAAGTCAAGCCTCGGTGATGCTTATGCAAACCTCTCGCCGATGGAAGAACTGACGGCGATGATGGATTTGGTTCAGCCCATCGCGCACAAGGTTCTGGCAATCGTTGGCGGCAACCATGAGGCGAGGCATTATCGGACGAATGGCGTGGATATGACCCGGCTTCTGGCAAAGCAACTTGGTATTGAAGACAAGTATTCGCCTGACACGGCGCTCGTCTTCCTGAGGTTTGGGAGCGACAGAGATCACGCGAGGCGGCATCGCCCGATTCTGTACACGATTTATCTCACGCACGGCTCTGGCGGCGGTCGCAAAGAGGGCGGCAAGATTCAGAGACTTGCTGATTACTGCCAGATTTGTGACGCTGATCTGTACATTGCGGGGCATACCCATCTTCCGGCTTCATTTAAGACGGGGTTCGCAAGACCGAGCGCGGCGAATAATTCCATTACATATTGTACGAAACTGTTTGTGAACAGCGCCGCGAAGCTTCAGTATGGAGGTTACGGCGATACTGGCGGGTTCAAGCCTCCGTGCATTGATACCCCGCGAATCCTCCTGAGTGGAGAGACTAAAGATATGAGAGCAGTGATATGATGCCGAAAGAGGTTCTTGAGGCTGTTGAGCGCATTGTCGCTGTCGGCAAAGAGGCCATTGTAAAGCGGGAGCGCGGCAAATGGGTCGTTTTGGAGCAAGGCAAGCGGCTTGTGTACAAAGAGCCGTAATGGTTTGATATAGCGCTCACGGCAACTGGGCTGTGAGCAGAGCCAATCAGGGCTGAGTTGTTGCATAAAACGCAACATCTCAGCCTTTTTATTTTTTGGAGGTGAGCGTTTGGCTGATGAAACTGTGACCACCAGTTCCCCGGTGATCCGCAACGATATGTTTGGGCGGTTGGACATCTACGCCTCCTACGATGACATCAACGAGGGAAACCTGATTGCGGAGTTAAACTCTGCGCTCGTTTACCACGTTAACAATATGCTCCAGGAGGAGTTCCTGTACTGGTACACGCGAGGTGTGCAACCAATTCTGAACCGCCGCAAGGAAGTCCGCGAAGACATTCTGAATGTTGTTCAAGTGAACATGGCAACTGAAGTGGTGGACTTTAAGAACGGCTATCTGCTCCAGAAGCCGTGCGCCTATGTAGCACGGCGTAAGGGAGTACAGAGCAAGGTAAAGAAACTCAATGAGTACCTTTACCGCTCCGGCAAAGCAGAGGCTGACAATAAAGCGGCTGACTGGTTTCACCGGGTTGGCAAGGGAGTTATCTTCGTTGAGCCTACCGATGAGGACGGCGTACCGTTCCGCGCATACGATCTCGACCCGCGCTCTGCGTTCGTTGTGTATTCCCTCCGTCCAGGCAATAAGCCTGTGATGGGCGTGAATATGGTCACTGTTGACGGCGTTGCGAAGTTCGATGTGTTCACAGAGAAGATGGTTTACCACCTTTCTGGCACTGTGGTTGGCAAGATGATTACCACGGAGAAGAACCATGACTTCATGGCAACGGCTACCACGATTGATTACTCCGAGCCGAATGTGCTTGGATACATTCCTATCATCGAGTACCGTTACAACAGCATCAACACTTCCAGCTTTGAGTTGGCTATCCCGCTCATTGATGAGCTTTCTAACCTGACTTCCAACGCTTGTGACGGCGTGGAGCAGTTCATTCAGAGCCTCGCAATCGCTGTGAACTGCGAGTTCCCTGAGAACACTACGATCACTGACATCCGCAAGGCTGGCATGATTGCACTGAGAAGCATCGGTGAAAACAAAGCCGACTTCAAGGTGCTGTCTGAACAGCTTGACCAGAGCCAGACGAAGGTTCTCACGGACACGATTGAGGACAAAATTCTCCGCATCTGTGCCATGCCGAGTCGCAACAACGGCGGCTCTGCCTACGACACAACGGGAGCGGCTATCCTCGCTTCCTATGGATGGTATCAGGCCGACTGCTGCGCGAGGAATACGAAGGACTTGTTCTATGAGTCCAACCGCCAGTTCGACCGCATCATCGTGGAGATTCTGCGGCGCAAGGGATTACTCGACATTGACCTCAACGACTTTGAGCTTAACTTCCCGGCTGGCGAAACGGCAAACATACAGAGCAAGGCTCAAGCGTTCCAGACGCTCATGGCGGCTGGCTTCCATCCTGAGTTGGCGGCAGAGAAGTCTGGAATCTCTTCCGACCCTGTTAAGGACATGAAGATGTCCGAGGAATACCTCAAGATGATTTGGGGCGATCCGACCAAGGTTGGAAAAGCGGAGCAGACGAACGGCGGCCAGGGCGAAGCCAAGATTGTTGAGTCCGATAACGACAACGGCGAGAATCAGACTGGCGGTGCTGTCTAATGGCGAGCATTCTGCCATTTGATGAGCTAAACCGCTTCAACTCAGAAATCCGTGATAGATTCGGCAAAGAAAGCCTTCAAAAACGTGATAAGCGGGAGGAAGAGGACATCATAGATGAGCTTCTGGATCTCTTTCTCCTCGCATACGCGATGGGAAACTCTGTAACCAACGATAATCTTTCGTCCAACTATACTCCGTCATTGGATGAAGTAATGGAAGTCGTTGACGCAAAGGTGGCTGGAAAGACTTGGCGAGAGAGGATCGCGGAATACTTCTCAAGCGGCGGCACAGGGGAAGACATCGCCAGAATAGCGGATACAGAGATGCACAGAATAGCGAATACTTCCGCTTTCAACACGGCAAAACACGCCGGAGCAAAGACGAAGACCTGGGTAACGATGGCAGATGAGCGCGTCAGGGACACGCATTCCTATCTGGAAGGTGAAACTGTAGGTATAGACGAGGACTTCTACACCTATGACGGCGATCACGCATCCGCTCCAGGACTCTTTGAACTCGCTGAGAACAACATCAACTGCCGCTGCGAACTCTTATTCAGTTAACGGGGGTGAAGAAATGGCATGGAATGTAACAGGGCAAAAGCTCTGCATGGTAGAGGGTGACTATGGCATTGCGCTCCCGGTAGAAATCAGTGGCGTAACCCTTGGCGAACAAGACAGCATCAAGCTCACTTTCAAAGCATCAGCGAACGGCGATGAGATCTTTTCCAAGGAGTTCAACGGCATTACTGACAACACGGTAGAGCTTGAACTGACGGAGGAAGAGAGCGAACTGCTTCCTGTCGGATCATATGTCTATCGCCTTGACTGGTATCAGAGCGGCAATTTCATGTGCAACATCATCCCATCTGCTGGTTTAACGGTGGTGGATAAGGCGTGAA